ATTCAACTGTTCTTTTTGTTGATTCACCAAATGGTGATACGTTCCGTTTTGATGGACGCGAAGCCCGTACAATCTATCGTGCTCTTCAGAAGCATTATAGATTTACTGACAAGACTTGGTGATTTTAAATTAAAATATTGTAGAATAAGACGGCGCATCGAAAGGTGTGCCGTTTTTAATTTTTCTGGAGGCAAAAATGCTTTTATCTTTAACCCCTAATGAGACAATTTTTCTATACGAAACTCTTCTTACGACGAAAGTCGTAGAAGCAGACAGCAGAGATGCTCAACAAAAGCTTTTGCTAGAATTAAGATCAATGATTCTTCAAAATATTCAGACTGTTCAAGATCAAACTAACAAAACAAAGTTTGAATCTTGGATTCTTCAAGAAGAAAAGAGAATTAGCGATCTCAATAAAAATAATAGTCAGATCAAAATCCAAAGCGAAGAAGTTAACAAGAAAGGACAAAAAAATGCCCGCATCATCAGAAAAACTGCATGAATTATACGTGAATCTTCTTGCTAGAATCGAAGAAGACAGATCTTTAGGCAAGAACGTTGAAGAATTAGAAGAAGAGTTGCTAAAGATTAGACAGATGATGTCCAATATGAACGAAGCACTCGCTAAGTCTAACAATATCTTAAAAGGATGAACATGAATAACAACGTAGATCTTTATCAACCAATTTACGCAAGCAGACCAGGCATTCCGCCTCTAGTTCTTAGAACTGTAGTTACAGTTAATCAAGAGTATGTTGCTGGAGGTGTACCAGCATCTTCTCAAAAAGTTGAAAATTATGTTCTTCTTACAGCACTACCTAAAGAATTGCAAGAAAGAGTTAAGACTGCTGTTCAAGCTTTAATTTCTGGTATGTGACTATAGAATTTTGTAAGCTTCAAAGTGCATTCCATCAGGTCGACCAGGAAACCAGCCTCCCCAATAGAAACCGTGTTCGTAAGCTATTTGAACTAGTTCTCTAGTCGACCCTAGTTGTCCTTTTAATGCTGGCGTAGATCCAAGCATGTTCCATTGTGCGTTTATATCAAATGCCGTTCCCCATGCGTGATTTGATAATGTTGATCTAGATCCTCTAATAAATCTAGGCACCCAAGATCCACCCCACGTTTTAATTTTATCTTTTAGATTTGCTGATTCCCAAGCCGAGAATAACTTGATTGTCTGATCAGCAATCTTTTCATTTAGTTGAACAGTCAAATTTGTAGGAGCGCCAGCTAATCCTTTGAGTTGGGGAATTGCTACACTCTTTATATTTTTTGCAACCCAATCTCCCTTTATGATTATAGCTTCTGGATTTGAAGAAACAGGCGCAGATTCGTAAGTAAAAGCTCCAAATAATTTAATTCTTGCTTGGGGGCTTAAAAATTGATTTGGTGAAGGCAAAACGGGCCAATTAGAACTATTCTCGTCAATTGAATCATCTGACATTAAGCAAAAACCTAAATTTAAAGCTACAGCCAATGTCGAAGGACCGACTATTCCGTCGTTTTTTAGATTTGATTTTGCTTGAAATTCTTTTGTTTCTGTGTTCGTCTGATTATCAAAGAAGCCATTGACAATTACATGGCTGTCTTCTTTTAGTCCTCTTAAAAAAATTTGCCACTTAGAAACGTCTTCTCCTGATGAACCAAATTTTATTATTTTCACAATATCACCTGTTTTGTTGAGTTTGTTAATGATTAGTTTTTCCTAATGATATTTATCTGTACGATTGTACTCGGAGTTTTAGATGGCATCTTTTACGGACATTGTGAATCCTACACCGTTCGGTTTTTTTGATTCAGATACTGACTTTCAGTCTGAAGCTGACAGCATGGTCAACTTTGTAAAAAGAAAGTTAGGTGACGATGTTCTTAGCGTTGAATTGACTAAGAAAGAGATATGGGCATGTTTTGAAGAAGCATGCTGTGAATATAGCAAAAATATTCATGAAATGAAAATTGTGTCTGAATTATCAAACGTCTTAGGAATGCCTACAGGATCAACAGATCTGACAAATAAGTACACAAGGAATACGTTGGAGTTCTTAACAAGAATGGCTGATGCGTATGCTTCTGAGACCAACGTAGGAGGTTCCTACAATCCTATTTTGGGTTATTTTGACGTCGTAGGTGACAAACAAGACTACGATTTGTACGCTGACTTAAAAGACGCTCAAACAAATTTAAGCATTTACGACACTATTCCAAGTGGCTCTAAAGGAAAGTTAAAAATTGTAGAATTGTTTCACTTTGAGCCAATTGCTGCACAGCACTTTCTTTTAAACGCGTCAAATATTACAAACTACTTGGCGACAAACTTCAACTATGAGTCGTACATCAACTCAACAGTGTTCTACGTTCTTCCAGTATTTGAAGATGTTTTAAGAAGAGGAATGTTAGAAACTGCATTCAGAGTGAGAAGATCACAATACAGTTATCAATTAATTGGAAGCAAACTTCGTCTATTCCCAATTCCAGTGCTTGAATCACAAGTGGGAAGAGTTTATTGCAAAGTAATGCCAAGAAAAGATCCACTTAATCCCACAGCCTTTAAAGACGATTCTATCTACGGTATTTCAGGACCAGAGAATATTCCTTATGGAAATCTTCCATTTATAAGCATCACGCAACCTGGACGTCAGTGGATTCGTCAATATACTCTTGCTCTCTGCAGAGAGTTATTGGGACTAATTCGATCTAAATTTCAGAGTATTCCTATTCCAAATGCTGATCTTCAGCTGAATGGTGAGTCACTTGTTACTCAGGGTAGAGAAGACAAGGACAAACTAATTACACAGTTAAAAGAATTTTTATCAAACTTGACGAGAGCCAAGCTGATAGAAACTGACGCGCTCACAGCAGAAAATCTTAACAAGAGCCTGAGGTATATTCCTATGCCATCAGGAAAATCTATCGTAATAGGTTAAAGGAGATAACTTATGGCTCGTTTGTTTATCACAGAGAGAGAGTTAAATTTTATCTCAGACATTACGAAAGAGATAGTAAAAGATGTGATTGGTCAGAAAATCTATTACTACCCTATTTCAGAGCTGAAGACAAAAACTCACGATGTTTATAACGAAGCTTTGAAGAAAGTCTACGACAATCCAATAGAAATAGAATGCATTGTTGATGCAAACTTCCAACAGTCAACCAAGATAGACAAGTTCGGTATTGACAAGCAGTTTATGATTGAAGCATTTATTCAATATAGAGATTTAGTCGACAAGGGAATTCGAGTGAATATTGGCGACTTTTTCTCATTCGACGAAATTTTCTATGAAGTGACCGAAGCAATGGTTTCTAAAAACATATTCGGTCTACCTGAACATAAAAATGGCATCAAGATTATTGGTAATAAATCTCGCGACGGTCTGTTTAAAGCACCTCTTAAAGGTCCTACAGATATTGCAAACACAGATGCTGATGCTGTTCAGACAGAGTTCGAACAGCAAAGAGGTAATGAGCTGGATTCTAAAGGCAATCCAACCGCTGACAAGAGAGATCTTAGAGAGAACGGAACTCTTGATCCACCGATCGACGGACCAAGAAAAATTATTAAGTCTTTTTATGACGAATGATAGAGAATTATGCCTACTAGATTTAAGACTTTAAGCAAGAAGAACTACGGCGTTCAACCGCTGCCGTCAGGCTACGAAAAAACATCGGGCTTGCCAGATTATTATATTAACTCTTGTGGGCTCGAAGATGTCGATACTGCAATGTTTGAGCTGTTCGACAAAGAAATTTCTCCTCAAGTCGGTGGAATCGATTCGGCAGATTTAATCAGCGTTCCAATTGTATTTGCCGCAGGAGAAAAATGGGCAATGCTAAAGTTAGGCCGCCCAATACGAGATAAGACTGGTTCATTAATTCTTCCGTTAATAACGATCATGAGGACAGAAGTTACTCAGGATCTTTCAGCAGATATCACCAAACGTGGAATTAATCAGCAGGTTGGTGAGATTGTTATCAAGAGAAGACTTGATAAATCGGACCGTGATTATCAGTCCTTAATTAATAAGTTATTTTTAAAGAATCAATCTAACCTTGCTGTCAATCCAAATGACACAAGACATGGTAATCAAATTGTAGTAGAAAGAAAACTAGGTGAGCTCGTAGCTGACAAAGACATACGAGATGGATCGTATCTTAAGCCCATTCTAAATAATAATGTATTTGAAACGATTGTCGTTCCTACTCCTCAATTTTATACAATCAATTACCAAGTTACTGTTTGGACGCAGTACATGCAACATTCAAATCAGATCTTGGAAAAGTTAATTACATCTTTTTTACCTCAAGGACAGTCTTGGCGTCTTGATACAAAGAAAGGTTATTGGTTTGTAGGAACTGTAGAAGGTGGGTCTTTTAACATGGAGACTAGCTTCGATGACATGTCGACAACTGAAAGATTCATTAAGCACAATTTTACTGTAACAGTCCCAGCGTATTTCTTTGCGACTCAAACGCCAGGAACGCCAGTTCCAATTAAGAGATACGTCTCGTCACCAACTATAGCATTTAAGAATCTATCTAGCGGATCAATTAACATTGCAAGTGAAATTCCGTCTAACAAGTATCTTTTAGGGTCAGACGATCCTACATTACCACTTGATCTTCAAAGAAATGTGTTAGACGATCAACGAACGCCGGGTTGGCGACAGCAAAAAATTTATCCAGTTATAACTAGTCACAATCCCTATTCACCAGGAACTGAAGATTCAAAC